CCACGCAGTACCGCGTCAAGACCCTGAGCTTGACGAAAGTAAGAAAAAATAACCTAAAGGAAAATAAAATGGCATAGATTGCTTATCAGTGTAAAGACCTAGTATTTCACTTCAACAAACGACACTTAGAGGATGACACCGTCCCTATGTGGGTAGTTAAATCGCATGGTGTAACCTTTTACGTAAATCACGTAACCGCAGAAATACCTTGGAGCACCAAGGAAACTCCTAATAATCCCAGTACCAAAGGCAGCATTAAATTTAAGCGATGTAAGTTAACCATTGACGATGATAATTGTGCAAACTTATCTAAAATTGGTATATTAGATCGTAAGTTACCACGTCCAAGATTGATCTTTAGAATTCTGTTCCCCAACAATGGAGATGTTCATCGAGCATTAAAAGCCGACGAGTTTGAACATACTGAATTCAAACATATTTCCGGTGGATGTGGAACATCATGGTCTATTTGTGATATCGTACACGAACACGACATGACTATGTTAGGATTAAAGTATGCTACTAAGTTTAGGATTCTTAGTCCGAATGAAGGATACTATAAAGCCTACGATGAAGAAAAAAGTCAGTGGATTGATGAGGATGATTATCCGGATTTAGATGATGACGAAGAGGAATAAATTTTTTCTATTGTTTCAATAAAAATATATTCAGCTAAAACCTATTAGAAATCACTAGACAATAGGCCTTTGCATCATATATAATTATAACACATTGAAACATTATTTAAAGGAGATATCAATGAAAACAGTAGGCCATAAATTAGAATCATTTGTAGTAACAGGAGTTCGTCCAGGGCAACCTGAAGATGCTTTCTTTGACATTACAGAAACATCATATGAAGGCAAGTGGAAAGTAATTGTTTACTACCCAAAAGACTTTACCTTTGTATGCCCAACAGAAATCGTAGCATACGATAAATTAACAGAAGACTTTGCTGACCGTGACGCAGTATTGCTCACAGGTTCAACAGACAATGAGTTTTGTAAAGTCGCGTGGCAGAACGCACATGCTGACCTAAAGAAAATCACCCACACTCAGTTCGCTGACACACAGCGTGGTGAGAAGTCACTTATAGAACAACTGGGTGTATTCTATGCTCCAGCAGGCGCGGCTTTACGTGCAACCTTTATTGTTGACCCAGACAATGTTATTCAACACGTTACAGTAAACAACTTGAATGTTGGCCGTAGCCCAGAAGAAACATTACGTGTACTAGATGCACTGCAAACTGGTGAACTATGTGCATGTAATCGTACAGTAGGGGGAGAAACACTATAATGACGTACAAGGAGCGATTTGATTATTTAAAACGTAATCACTGCCCAACTTGTCAAGGAGGTGCACGATGAGCTGGGTAGATACAATCAAAGAAGGATTGCCGGACTATGCTAAAGATACAAAACTTAATCTGGATGGCGTTATCAATAGGAGTACACTTGATAGTGTTGAAGCTAATTGTTGCGCTCTAGCAGCAGCAATGGCTACAGGTAACGGCAAATTAGTTACCTTTATCCAGACCAACATCGAAGATGTCATCGAGCGAGACGCAGCACTAACCGCAGCAGCAATTATGGCACAAAACAACATTTGGTATCCCTATGTTGAAATGGCCGAGGACGCAAACTTAAAAGGTTTGCCTGCTCAGTTAAGAATGAATGCTATCAGCTCGCACGGTGGCACCACTAAGGCTAGATTCGAAGCATACAGTTTGGCAGCAAGTATTGTGGGCAAGTGTCACTTTTGTGTTAAGGCACATTATGACACACTCAAGAAGGAAGGCTACACAGTAGAACAACTTCGCGACATTGGTCGTATTGCAGCAGTCATTAACTCAGTAGCCAAGGTACTAAACAGTTAATAAATAACTGCATGATCGAATGTTTAATAGTTGGAGATAGTATTGCCGTAGGAACCGCACACTTTAGACCAGAGTGTGCGGTAATGGCAAAGAGTGGTATTAACAGTAAAGACTGGAATGAACGCTATTTTCATGATCAGTTACAATCAGATACAGTTATTATCAGTCTTGGGTCAAATGATCTTAAAACTCTAAATACTTTCAAAGAAATAATCTTATTACGTTCACGAATAAAAGCACGTCGTGTGTTCTGGATACTACCAGCAAACAAACCCCAAAAGGTTGAGCTGATTAAAATGGTAGCAGCGGAATATAAGGACACAATTATACCCATACCTAACGTATCAAAAGATAAAGTACATCCTAGCCCACAGGGCTACAAACAATTAGCGGAGAAAACACGATGATGCCAGACGAAGGTCCAAAAGATTCAGTTATTGTTTACACTCATCCTGCAACAGGATCAGAATGTCACGTATTTGTAAATCAAGGACAAAATGCAGAAGAAGTAGCCGCAGCAGCAGTTCCAGAAGGTGTTGAATATAGAATTACCACAAGAGCACAATTACACAACGATCCCGCGGATCCGGTACATTCACTATCTTCACTACCAGCACACAAGTACTTCAGCGAAGAGGAAATTGTTACTAGACACCAACTTGGATACTTTGGTAATATCTGGATAAGACAGAACTTTATTGCCCAAGCTGGTAATGCCAGCGAAGGACATGCACATCATTTTGATCATGTCAGTTTATTGGCTGCTGGAAGTGTTAGAGTTGAAGTTGATGGATTTGAACCTAAAGAGTTTACAGCACCAACTTTCATTATGGTCAAGAAAGAGCATATACACAAATTCACAGCCCTAGAGAATAATACTCTGTGGTATTGTGTTTATGCCCTACGCGACATTGACGGCGAAGTTACTGATATCTACAGCGGTGATAATAGTCCCTACGGTAGCAGTAGCGAAGGCCAGCTAGAAAAGCTAGCAAGGCTAAGTCAATAACAAAATAACAACTTGTTGCTAAAAAGCAACAAAAAACACCCCTAAAATCCTAGCAAATACTAGGGTTTTTTTGTGGCAAAAAATGGTAGACCAAAATGGTCCATTTTGCTATAATGTATGTAAGTTAATTAAATAGGAGTACAAAATGCAAACAAAAGAATTAGAAACTAAAAATGCAGGTTTTTATGCTTTTGCTGCTGCTCGTAATGCCCGTATGCGGGCTGCTGCAATGTGGAGCTTTTACACAGATTTTGAACGTGCCCGTGCGGAACGTGTTAAATTGGGTTTAGAACTTTGCTATTCTGCTAAGGGGTTTTACATTAACCCACGTAACAAATTCATAACAATCAAAATTGACAATCCTACTGTACGTGATCGTGCTAATTTAGCATTATTAGAAGCGGATTACGCAGCTCAGGGCATTACTAAAATAGTAACAGCCCAGGGCGTTAGTTACAGAATTGCTAAGATTTAATTTGGTTGACCGAAAAGGTCCATTTTGCTATAATGTATGTACAGTAATTAATTAGGAGCTAGAAATGACAGAATTCGAAACTAAGTGCTACGGTATAACAGAACAACAAATCCGTGAAGAATACATGAATGGTTTCACTGCAAAGGCTTGCGGACTTGAAATGGTTACGATGGGTATTTTGTCTGATGCACAAGAAATGCTAGCAATGGGCAATGCAGAAGTCGCCCGCAAATACATGAACATTGCCAAGTTTATTTTATGCGAAATGATGGAAGCTAAGGAGACTGTATAATGACTATTCAATATATCGTTGATGGTACTAATGGACGTGGTGAACGTGTTGTGTTATGGCGTACCGGTGAGTACACATACGAATTAGAAATTGGCTCAGGTATTCATAAAAAGAATTTGAAGTTTTATGAAACCGAATACTACGAAGCATTGGCGCAATTTGATGCAGCAGTAGACAATCATCAAGCATTAAAGGAATCCGATGTTGCATAAAATTAAATGGCTGGTCTACTTACCAGCTTTCCCGTTTATGGTTCTTTGGATGTATGTAACAGGACGTAAACATAATATTCAACTGACACTGGCGGACAATGCTCGTTTGTGTTTTGAAACTTGGTTAGAAGGTTATAGAGGCGAATAATGCAGGTACTTTGGGAAACTACAGATTGGGCAGACACTACCGCTAACAATGTCTACTTTATGGACGACAGCAAGAGCAAGATGTATGCCTATGTTGCTAGAGGTTCTATGAATGTGTTTCAATTTAAGAAACCAATCCGTATAGACCTGCGTGGTCGTACCTTTGCTAAGGTGCCAAACGTCTGGCACTATGTGTCGCCTGAAGAAGAGACTGCAAAAACAGAGTGGACAGTAGAGGGCAGCAATGGTGCCAAATATATTGTGCGAAAAGAAGAAAACAGTTATAATTGTACTTGCCCTGGATATACTTACAGAGGCGATTGTAAACACGTAAAGGAGCGAGCAAATGGGTCTTGATATGTATGCGTATGTTGCCAACAAGGAATATGATCACGACACGGAATCATCTAGTCGTGAACTAGCCTATTGGCGCAAACATCCTAACTTGCACGGTTGGATGGAACGTCTTGCTAAATCAAAAAATGTTGATTTTGATACGTTCAACGGTGTTGAACTTGAACTCACCTACGATGATATTCTACAATTAGAAGAGGATGTAAAAAATGGACGGCTACCATCTACTAG